CATAGGTGTTACACCTTACTCTTATTCAAGATTAACTACTGAAGGTTCAGACAATACAAGTTCTAATTATGCTTTTATTGCTTATAAAGAAAATACAGACGCTATTCTTTCTTGTAGAAATGATGGTAATGTTTTTATACCTGGTCAAGGAAATTATTTAAAATTTGGCGGTTATAGTTACATTGGTGAAAGTTTAGATGATTTACATTCTTTAACAATCGCATCTGATTTTACTGAATCAATAAGATTTGCACATTATAATAGAACAACATCAGCTTATGAGCTGAATATGATAATTGATGATAATTCAAGAGTTGGAATTAACACACCATCCCCAACAACACTTTTACATCTTGACCAAGTATCAAATGATAGAGCTGGTGGTTTATATATTGAAAGAAATGGTAGTAATTATGGTTTAGCGGCATTTGTAAACACAGGTGGTTATGGAATCATTGGAAGTGGTGGGGATTACAATCTTGATATAATAACAATGAATTTTAGTACTGGTAATGTTGGAATTGGAATTTCCGACCCATCAGCGGCAAAATTAGTTGTTAACTCTAGTTCAAACCCACAAATATTAGTAAAAAAACAAACAAGTGGTGGTGGTGCTGAAATATTATTTGAACATAATTCTGGTGGTACTCAATATGCTAGTATAAAATACGACCAATCTGGTGATAATCAATTATACATAACAACTGGTTATGATTCGCCAAATGATTTAAACAGAATTTATTTGCAACCTGGTGGCGAAACTGCTTTGACTTTATTTGGTGGTAATAATTCAACTGGTACTGCTGGAACTGTTACTTTAAATGTAAACGCTTGGTTAAAAGGTTATGCTGTTGCAAATTCAACACAACAAAATTTAATTCGTAGCCGAGCTATGGGTTATCCTGGCTATTATGGTTTACAAATTGGTCAAGAAACTAATCATATTGCTTTATTTATTGACCCTGGCTCTGTCTCTGGTGGTTCTTTTAGTGGGAATATTAATGAAATAATGATACCAAATAAAGTTGTTTTTGAACAAGCAAACTCAGCTGGTAACAACTGGCTTTATGGTCAATCAATAACTTTAGACAATGGAAAGCTAGGGTTAGGAATAATGTCGCCATCAACTAAATTTCACATTCAAGATGGTACTGGTGGTGGCAACCCAACTGATTCAAGAACTAAATTATATATAGATTCTAGCGGTGAAGCATACATAGGTATAAACGTACCTACAAATTCTTTTGGTGGTATTAGATTAGCCGCTGGTGGCTCTAATAAAGCATTTTTTGAATTATATGATAATACAACACAAGGTCAAAAATTAAGTTTAGGTACTGTTGATGCTAGGGATGTTGTTATTAATACTACTAATACTGAGCGTTTAAGAATTAACTCTAATGGTAATGTTAATCTTTTAAACACTAGCTCAACTGATAGCAGACATTTTGGAATAACTAATGCGGCTGGAACAACTGGTTGGACATTTGGGAATGGTGTAATTGCAAATTCACATCAATTTGTTATTTATGATAATACAGCTGGTGATGATAGATTGTTAATAAATAGTAGTGGGGGTGTTGGAATAAACTGCGATGCTGGAAGTTATCGTTTTAAGATAAACAGTACACAATCAGAAACCGAAGCTATTAGGGTTGAAAAACCTTATAGCTCAGCACGAAATATCGGTAGTGTTGTACATGGCAACAACTTTGTAAGGAATTCCTACGATACGTTTACAATAGCACAATCAGATGTTTCTTGTTTAGTAATAACAGAAACTGTTGCCGCATCAAATCAAGGTGTTGAGCAAAGATTAACATTGACTGCTGGTGATGGCAAATGTGTTATTGGTACATCATCAACTATAACTAATGGAATGTATTTTAATGTTGCTAGGTCAACAAACTCACCTGGTTATGTAGCAACAAATGGAATTACAGCATTACGTTTGACTAATAATGGTGATGCAACTTTTTATGCAAATGCAATAGTTCCAAATAGTGTATATGTTGGTGATTACATATATCACAAAGATGATACAAACACTTATATAAGGTTTACAGAAGATACATTTACATTTAGAACTGGTGGCGATGATAGAGCTATTTTAAATAATAACGCTTTAAATGTTGGACCAGGTACAACAACCTCATCAACAGTAAATGATGGACCGCTAAGAGTTTGTAATAACTCGACTGGTCAAACTAATATGGGTAGGGGTAGTATTGCTGTTCAATTAGGACCAAAATCAACTAGAACTGCTACTGTTGGTAATTTTTATGGTGGTATTACTTGGAATGGTTTATTAAATTATGGCAATGGCACAGGTTATGATATAGCACCTCATGTATGGGTTGGTGCAAAAATGAAAGATTTTCCTGGCTCTGAAAGGTCAAGTTTTGTTGTAGGTGTTAAATCTGGTTCTGGTTCTACTGGAAGTGGTAATAATATTCCAGTTGAAAGAATGGAAATTGATTATACTGGTAAAATGACTGTAAGTGGTAATATTTTAGCTACTGGAACAATTACAGCTAATGGTGATATAATAGCTTTTTCAGATAAAAGATTAAAGGAAAATATAAAACCTATTGATAATGCACTTGAAAAAATAACAAAATTAGAGGGTGTTAGCTATAATAGAATAGATATTGATGATAAATCTAATAAAGTTGGTTTTATCGCTCAAGATGTCAAAAAAGTATTGCCAGAGGTTGTAAGTGATAATGAGAAATATTTAGGTGTTAGCTATGGTAACATGACAGCAGTATTGGTTGAAGCAATAAAAGAACAACAAAAACAAATTGTATCTTTACAAAAAGAAATTAATAATTTAAAAAATAAATAAAATGGCAGAAATTACTTATAAATGGCAAGTAGATAGCATGAATGAGGACCCTATACTAGATGATTTAGAAAATGTTGTAACTTATGTTGGTTTTAGTTATGTTGGAACTGAGCCAATAGAAAATCCTAATGACCCAAAATCAAATTATTGGATTGGATATTATAGTACAAATAAAAAACTTTCACCACCAGACCCAAATAATTTTAAACCATTAAATGAATTAACTGAAAGCGAAGTTTTAAGCTGGGTTACTGGCGAATATAATGTTGATGATTTAAAACCTAGCATACTACAACAAATAAACGACCAAAAACACCCAACAAATATTCCAATAAATTTACCCTGGAATAAAAAAGATGTATAATTATGGCTTGTCCAAATATTGCAAATGATGAAATCTCAATGTTTAAAACTGGTCGTGAGAGAACTGGAGCTGGTTATGATTCTAGTTATAATCTAAGCACACCAATATATATGTCTGATTTACAAAGATTATCTGGTGGTAATACAAGTGGCTCAGGTCAAAATTATCCAGCAGTAAATACATTAAATCCAGTTGAAAACCGACCAGATGGTGAAAATCCATTGCAAATGAGTGAATTTAGTGAGTATAACCAAAATGTAACAAGGTCAGCATTTAATTATATATACAGCTCATCTAGTAGTTCAAATGCTTGTCAAGCTGGTATTCCCTCACCAACTCCTTATTTTCATACTGATGTAAATAATTTGGTGCCAGATGCTGGTGGTGGTCAATATACTGCATATACAACTATAAGTGGCTCAACAGTTGTTGCGGCTGGTTACTATTCAATTTATTCAACTGGTAATTTTCCTAGTGCAAGTGGAAAATATATGCAAGTAGGTAGTAATGGTGCAATTTTATCAATAGGTAATTGTTAAAATAAATTCTTAAATTTGTATAATTAAATTTTTAAAAAATGAGCAAACTAGAGGAAAAAGAGTTACAAGAATTAAAGCAAACAATAGCTAAACCAAACCAAATTGCAACTGAAATTGGTATGCGAGTAATTGCATATAAATCTATTGACAAACTTGTTGATGCATTTGGTGAGGCATCTAAAGAACAACAAGAGTTAATGAAATCAATTGAGGAAAAACATGGCAAAGGTTCTTTAAATATTGATACTGGCGAAATTACACCAATAGAGGAATAATGCCAGTTTTAAATGCCAGTAGCTTTTTATTATTAAAAGATACAACAGTTATTGGTCATTCTAAAAGCACATCATTCAATATTAATGTAGATACACCAGAATCAACTACAAAAGATAGTTTAGGATGGCGTGAAATTATACCAGGTGTTAAATCTGGTACAATTAATTGTGAGTGCTTAACTGATTATTCTAACAGCTTAAATTTTGATGAAATTGCCGACATGATTATAACTCGGCAAAAAGCAGTTTTTTATTTTAAAGATACTGTAAACACTAAATTAATAGTTAGGGGTGAGGGTTTTATTGTATCGGTTGATGAAACTGCGGAGTTTGAAAATGCAACCTCTTTTAACTTAGACATAAATTTAACTGGTATTTTTACAGTTAGTGATGCATCTGAGGGTAAAACATGGGATAATGTCTTTGAAAAATGGGAGGATATTGCTACAAACTGGGAAAATGTATAAATATTTTATTTGTATATTTGTCTTAAATTAATAATTAAAAAATATAAATTATGGCTACTGTTGGAGTATTTTCTGGAACTAACTTATTACTAAAATTTGCCGCTGATGGTGGTTCACCAGCATCAATTGGACATTCAACATCTTGTTCACTTTCACTATCTAATGATTTGCCAGAGGCAACTACAAAAGATAGCAATGGTTTTCAAGAGGTTATTGCTGGTGTAAAAAGTGGTGAAATTAGTTTTGAAGGTTTAGTTGCTTATGATGATGCAAATAATGCTATTGAGGCGGCTGATTTTCTTTTAGCTAGGACAAAATTAGATTGGTCTTTTGGAACTGCCGCTACTGGGGATGAAGTTTATTCTGGTGAGGGTTTTATTAGCTCAATTGAAATGAGTGCCGAAATGGAATCACCAGTATCTTATTCTGGTTCGATTACTGTTACTGGTGCAATTGCTAAATCAACTAACTAAGAAAAATAACATATAATCTAAAGGGGTATAGCTTAAGGAAACTATACCCTTATATATATATAAATTATGGCAAACAAGAAACGAGGGTACTACACCCTAAAACTAGGTGGTAAAATGCGAACTATGCATTTTTCGATGAATTTCTGGTCCAACTTTACTGAACAACTTAATATTTCACTTGACCAAATAGGTGAGGTTTTTGCTGGTGGTATGTCTATAAAAGGTATTAGAGCTTTGATATATTCTGGCCTTTTAGCACATGACCAAGAGCAAGGTAATGATATTGATTACAATGAATTTAAAGTTGGAATGTGGCTTGAGGATTTTGATTCTGAAAAATTAAATGATGTGGTAAATGCAATGATGGAATCAAGAATTTTAGGTAATGACTTAAATATGGGAGTTGCTAGAAATATTAAAAAAACCTCAAAACCTACAAAAGAGGGAAAGTAACAACCCAGCTGACATGGGATAGTTTATTGGATTATTATATTGGTCAAGCTGGGATTATGCCAGATATTTTTTGGAAAAATACTTGGAAAGAAAATCATTTACTTGGCGAATCACACATGATAAAATCTAATATGCAATGGGAACAAGTAAGGTATATTGCATCAATGTTATATAATGTCAATTGCAATAAAAAAGCTCAAATGATTACACCAGATAAATTATTCCCTTTGCCTCAAGATGTCTATTTACAAAGAGGCAAACCAAAATCATCAAAAGATGAAATGATGGCATTTAAAAAATTATCTGAATCTAAAAAGCCACAAAAATAAGTGGCTTATTTTTTTTGTATTTTTGAATAAAATAAAATTACATGGCGGATAGTAAATTAAGAGTACAACTAATTGGCGATGCATCACGATTAACTGGTACGCTAAATAAAGCGAGTGCAAGGTTAAAATCATTTGGTAAAAACGTATCAGCTGTTGGAGCTAAAATGCAAAGATTTGCATTACCAATGGCATTAGCTGGTGGTGCGGCTATAAAAATGGGTGCTGACTTTGATAAGTCATTAACTAAAATAAAATCTTTGGTTGGGGTTGCTGGTGATGAGGTTGATAAGATGGGTAAAAAAGCCAGACAAATGGCTATTGAAACTGGACAATCTAGTACTGATGCGGCCAATGCTTTATTTTTTATTACATCAGCTGGTTTAAAAGGTAGCGATGCAATGGATGTTTTAAATGCATCCTTAAAAGCTAGTGCGGTTGGTTTAGGCGATGTTACCCAGGTAGCTGATGCGGCAACCTCAGCGATGAACGCTTATGGCTCAGATACCTTAAGTGCAACTGATGCAACCGATGTTTTGGTAGCGGCTGTTAGAGAGGGTAAATTATCTAGTGAGGAATTATCAAGCTCTATTGGCCAAGTGATACCTATTGCATCCAATATGGGGGTCACATTTAATGAGGTTGGTGCAACTATGGCGGCAATGTCAAGAACTGGTACAAATGCGGCAACAGCATCAATGCAGTTAAAAAACATATTGATGTCTATTAATAAACCAACAAAAGAGGCGGCTGATACATTGGCAGAAATGGGTTTATCATCAGCATCTTTAAAACAAAAAATAGAAGATGATGGTTTATTATCTGTTTTAGAATTATTAAAAACAGAATTTGGCAAAAACTCAGATGCTCAAGCAAAGGTGTTTGGAAGCACAAGAGCATTAATGGGTGTTATGGATTTACTTGGTAAAGGTATTGGTTCAACAAGAGAAATATTTGGCAAACTAAATAATGTACAAGGTGATACACAAAAAGCATTTGATAAAACATCTGATAGTGCAAGTTTTAAATTAACAAAAGCATTAAATACAGCTAAGGAATCATTTGCTGAAATGGGTTCTGTTTTACTAACTACATTATTGCCATTAATACAAGATATTACTGGACTTATTACAAGATTATTTAAAGCGTTTAATAACTTAGACCCAGGGATGCAAAAATTTATTTCAGCCGCTGGTGTTTTAGCTCTTGCCTTACCTACAATTATTGGTTTATTTGGAACATTACTATCAGCCATTGGTGCATTATTATCGCCAATTGGATTAGTTGTATTGGCAATTGCTGGTATTGGTACTGCAATTTATCAAAACTGGGAAACTGTTGGACCAGTATTAGTTAAATTATACAACAAATTTGTTGATTTATATAATGGGTCCGAACTTGTTAGGGGTGTTATTGCGGCATTAGAGTTTGCATTTACTGCGGCATTTATTAGAATGAAAGAGGGTGTCTCTCAATTAGTAAATGGTTTAGAAACTGTTTGGGCGGCTGTTGAAGCATTTGCGAATGATGAGAGTGTTATGGATGCATTAAAACAAGGTTTTGAAAAAGGCAAAGAAATTTCAAAAAAAGCTGGTGAGGATATTGCCGATGCATTTAATAAAGGAATGGCAACTGTAATAAATGGTGAGTTGGAACATAAAACATTTGATGGTGTTACAAATGCAATGAAAAATGTAGCTAGTAAAACTAAAAACTTTGTTACTGGATTATTAAGCGGTAATAATTTTGGTGGTGCCGCTGGTGGTGATGGTGATGATGGTAATAAAATAAAATCAGTAAATGCAATAACAACTAAAGGGTCAACATTTGACCCAGTTACACAAATGGCTCAAGGTGCTAAAGAAGGTAATGTTTTATTACAAACTGAATTGACAAAATCAAATGCAATATTACAAGCTGATTTGGATAAGCGTAAAGAAAAAATGGAAAGGTTTAAGCAGTTAGGCCAACAAATGGGTCAAGAGGTTGAAGGTGCATTTGCTAGTATGGGTTCATCAATAGCTGAATCATTAGGAGCTGGTGAAAGTGCATTAGGTACTTTTGCTGGTGTTTTAATACAGACAGCAATGACATCCATAGGTGCCTCATTAGCTGGTACGATGGGTTCTGGTATGGAATCGGCTGGGCAAACTGCAAAAGGTTTTGGCCCATTAGCGGCATTTGTTTTACCAGCATTATTAGCTGGTGCGGCTGTTGCTGTAAAAGGTGCGTTTAGTAAAGTTGAAAAACCAAAGAAATTTGCCGCTGGTGGTATTGTATCAACTCCAACAATGGGATTAATGGGTGAATATCCTGGAGCTAGAAGTAACCCAGAGGTTATTGCACCATTAGATAAATTGAAGGGTATGATAGGGGATAGGAATAATCAACAAGTACAAGTTGGCGGTTCATTTACTTTAAAAGGTCAGGATTTAATAGTGGCATTACAAAGAGCAAACAAACAACGAAACAGAGTTATATAATGGCATATGGTGTAAAATACAGATTGGAGTTTTCTGATGATGCGGAAAATGGCAAAAAAATAGAAATATTAAAAAAAAATTATTCTGGTTCTGTTTTACCAATAGTGGGTCAAGCTGACCCATGTGTTATTAGCTGGGAAGGTGATGATAATTTTTATTCGCCAATAAAAGGTTCACAATGTACTTTAAATTTATTTGTAACTGATACAGTTAGTTATGATAATTTTTATGAATTTGATGAGAGAGAATATCAAGTAAAAATTTCATATAAAGATAGTAGTAATAATTATCAAACATATTGGATAGGTTGGTTGGTAGTTGACCAATTTAGAGAGGCAATTACAACAAAACCATTTCCAATAACACTAACAGCATTTGATGGGTTGGGTACATTAGATGCCTACACAATGTATATAGATGATACAAGTGTTAGCCAGGTCAATGCTAGAACCTATATCACACAAACATTAAATAATTTAGATTTAGAACTTGATATTTATGTAAGCCAAGATATATTTATTAGGAATCCTGGTAATACTGTATATTCATTATATGATGTTATGAATATAACACCTTATGCATTACTTAAGGATAAATATGATGTTAATAATGCAAAACATATATTAGAACAAGTTTTAAAAATATCAAATGCTAGGATTTTTCAAGCGTTTGGTAGTTGGTATATAATTAATAATTCAAGCTATTCGGCACAAAGTGTAAAAGATGCTAGTGCATCAACAGCTCAAGGTGGTACAATACCAACTAATATTAGGGCATCAGAATCTAGTAATTTAATTAATAATGGTACTGAGGCAATAAAATTTATTAAATATAATTATCAAGGTACATATCAATCAACATCAACAGTTAATATGTTAAAGCAGATACCTAGTCAATTGTTGCCAATAGAAAACACATTAGTCAAAGAATTTTTAAGGCCATTAAATAGATTTAATATTACACATGAAACCTCACAATATTTAGAAACTAATACTTTTACAAATTCTGGTTTTGAGCATGGTTTAGCAACTTGGACCACTTATACAAGTACTGGTACAACATCGCCTGGTGCATTATCAAGTGATTTTACAAAACAAGGTTTAAATAGTTTTAAAAATACACAAACACAAACATCTGAAACTGGCACTAGAAAAACATTAACTAAAACAGCTGATGTTTATAACTCAGCACATTTAGGCCATAAATTAAATGTTAATGCCTATTTTGACACTAATAGTGGTTATGGTAATGTAAGCTTTAGATTTAGTGTAAAAGTAGTGGAACAAGGGCCAGGAGCAACACAAACTAAATATTGGAATAATAGTTCTGAATCTTGGCAAAATAGTAGTGTTGTAAATATACAAGATATTGATTCTGTAAATGCATGGGATGAGTTTACTTATGATTTTGGTACGTTTCCAATAACTGGTTTATTGACATTAGATTTATATGAACCTTATGTACAAAATTCTGGTGGTTTAAATGCTATATATTATGATAATATTGAGCTTTTATTTGACCGCAAAGAGGGTACAAAAAGAACAAATTTTTATGCTAGTATAGATGGTTTTGCTTATGAAAGGGTTAGAACAACTGGCTCAAATTTAACTGGTGAGCTAGATTTAAGTGATTTACAATTGTCATCAAATAATTATACAAATTGTGGTTTATCAGCAACTAGCTGTATTAGACCAAGGGATGATAATGCTAGTTTTGTAAAGTCATTAGAACAAATTGTAACACAACAAGTAATAAATGATTATAGAACTAACCTTGTTAGATATGAGGGTAAATTATATAATTTAAATAATGACCCTATTGGTTTAAATAATAAGGTGTGGATTAACTTTGGCAATCCAGCTAGTGGCAATTTAAGAGAGGATGTAAGTTGTTATATTGATGGCATGACTTATAGTGTTAAGAAAAATGCCTATGAGGTTATTATGCACATACCAAATCAAAATGATGACCAAAGCAGTACATTTAAAGCAACATTTTAAACTTTTTTCTTTTCCTTGTTTGCTGGGAAAACCCTCTGAGTTCTTATATTTAGGGGGTTTTCTTTTATAAAATAATTTAAAATAATTCTTTTATTTACAAATTTTTTTTTATTTTTACAAGCTAAATAATTATATATGGAATTTGAACTACATTTCAGAAATGAGCTTAAAAGATTAAAATTTAAGCGTTACCATGTGTGTGAAATATTAAATTGCACAATGCCAACATTAAAAACTAAAATAGAAAATCCTGAGCGATTGACTGTTGGCGATATTACTAAATTAAACAACTCAGGATTTGAATTAAATAGAATAATTTATGAACTAAAAAATTAATTAAACTTTATGAAATCAATAAATCAAAAGCTGTTTGCTTTACAGCAAGAGATTGGAGCAATCTCGAAGGATGCAAAAAATCCTTTTTTTAAAAGCAGTTATTTCGACATCAATTCGCTAATTAATAATTTAAATCCACTTTTAAAAAAGCATAGTTTATTATTATTACAACCTATAATTAATAATGAGGTACATAGTGTTATACAAGATGTTGATTCCGATAATAGAATTTTATCTAGTATTAAATTACCAGAAATTAATGACCCACAAAAATTAGGGAGCTGTATAACTTATTTTAGGCGATACACATTACAATCATTATTAGGCCTTATGGCTGAGGATGATGATGGTAATTTAGCTAGTAATAAAAAGGTTGTAGTTAAAAAAGAGGATAACCGACCATGGTTAGATATTAACCAAAAAAAAGCTGTATTAAATAATCAGCAAAGTAATGCAAAACAAGAGGCCCAAAGAATTTTAAATAAATATAGAATGAAAACTATTTGGGCAACAGAAATTAAAAATCAATTTAAACTTTAAAATAATAAATATGGAACTAAAAGGAAAAATTAAGTTAATAAATCCCACCAAAGAATATGGTGCAAAAGGATTTAAAAAAAGAGAGCTAGTGATTGAAACTGGTGATGATTACCCACAATTTATAACTATTGAATTTATACAAGATAAATGTGAGGTATTAAATAGCTACAATGTAGGCGATGTTGTTACTATTGGTATTAACATACAAGGTAGAGAATGGGAAAACCCAGAAGGTGAAACTAAATATTTTAACTCAATACAAGGTTGGAAAATTAGTAAAGAGGGCGGTTCGGCACCAGCTCCAGTAGTTGCAAATGAAAGCAACGATTTACCCTTTTAAATCTTAAGTTATGGCATACGAAAACAAAACAGAAACCATTGAAGGTGAAACATTTAATCATTTTAGAAATCAAACTAAAAAGATTTATGATGCAATACATTTTTTGGTCAAGTTTAATTATCAAGTCATTGACTTAGAAAATAAATGGATTAACAAATCTAATATTGATGAGTTAGAACACCCTTTTAACAAATCTAATATTGATGAGTTAGAACACCCTTAATTAATATAAAAGCAAACAAAGGGAACGAAGGGCGTAATTAATTTTATGCCCTTTTTTTATTTTTAATTTTTATTTATGCAAATTTTTTTTTAAATTTAAAATCAACTTTAAAATTTATTATATGAAAGTAACTAAAGTAACTAAAGTTTATCGCCCTATGCGAAAGGTCGGTAATTTATTAAAAGACATTTTTAGGCCAAAAGAATCAAAACATTTTTGGGTGAGAATATGTGAAATTGCCGAATCAAAAAAAGATAAAAAAGAGCAAATAAAAAAAATAAAGGAATTTTTAGAAAACAGAATAAAAGTATATGAAAATAGTTAAGGATAGCAATGAGGTTTACCATTCGCATAAATCTATAAGTGCAAGTGGTTTAAAGGAAATTTGGAAAAAATCAGTATATCATTTTTTAAATAGAAAATTTAAAGAAACTCCAGCAATGAAATTAGGGACTGCGGTTCATCAAATGTTGTTGGAGCCAGAGGATTTTGATGACATATATTATGTTATAGATAAAATTGATAAAAGGACCAAAGCTGGTAAAGAGGAATATAACAACCAAATTGAATTGGCAAAAAATAAAATAGTATTAGAATCTGATATGTTTTATATTATTAAAGAAATTGTAAAATCATTTAATAAAAATAAATTAGCCAAACAATATACAAGAGGCGAAATGGAGCTATCACATTACACAAAATTCAATGGCATATATGTAAGGGTCCGACCAGATTGTATAAATAAAATGGGCAATTATATAAGTGATGTTAAAACTTGCCAAGATAACTCACCAGAAGGATTTAAAAGGGATGTATATAAATGGGGTTACCATTTACAAGCGGCATTTTATATGGATGTTTGTGGCATAGATAATTTTAAATTTATAGCTGTTACAACTACATATCCATATACTTGCGAAGTTTATACATTAGATGAGGAAACTTTAAATTTTGGCCGCAATGCCTATAAACAAGCTATAAATAGTTGGAAAAATTATTTAGAAACTAACATACCGCCTAGCTATACATGGTACAAATACGCTGAGGATGGCTCATTTTTATTATAATATGAAATTAGAATACTTTAAAGATATTGTTGAAAAACATACAGAATTAAAATTAAAAAATCCTACAAGAAAATTTGAATATATTTTTGCCAGAGCGTGTTATTATTATTTATGTCGAAAATATACTAAATGTAGTTTCCAGCAAATAAGCAAAACATTAAATAAAAACCATGCTACTGTAATACATAGCTTAAAAGAATTACCCTATATTTTAAAGCATCATAAACATTTACAAACAATGTTTAATCAAATATTAAAAGAGGCCGACAAAGATTATATTTTTGAATCTACAAAAATGAGTATTGATGATTTAGTTAAAGAGTATAATTTTCTATTGTTAAAAAATGGTGAGCTACAAAATAAGTTGGTAAATCAAGATAAAAAACTAAAATCAATAAGGTCTGAAAATAAAGAAATGAAACGAATTATTTACATCATGGCTGATACTGACTAAATATTTTTTAATTTTGTAAATAAATTTTATGTATAAAAACCCATATAGTAAATATTTAGGCAAAGAGGATATATTACAAAACCAGGTCATGAGATACATTGGTTTAAAATATCCTAAAGCATTATTTACTCATGTAGCAAATGAAGGTAAACGAACAAAATTTGAACAATACAAAATGAAATATCTAGGCACTAAACCAGGCATACCAGATATTATGATTTTTAATCCTAATAAGACAAAGAATGGTTTAGCGATTGAATTAAAAGCTGGGTATAACAAACCCACCGAAAACCAAAAAAAGTGGCTTAAAGAGCTTAACAATGAGAACTGGGTTGCTGTTTGGCATAATAATTTAGATGAATGTATTGAGACAATAGATAAATATTTTAACAATGGCATCTAATAGAACAAAAAAAATATACTTTGAACCTAATACACAAAAGGTAAGATGGACCCAAACCAGTAGCGATAATTTTAAATATGATTATAAATATATTGGCGAAGCTAATGAGCCAGAATTTGAGTTGCTTTTAGATTTTTTGTGGTTTCTTTATGAGGATAAAGAAATTACCTACAATCAATTTTTTGATACTTATAAAGAAATTAGGGATTTTTGCGATTCAATAAAAGGTTTGGTTGACAAAGAATAATATTTTACTTATTTATGAAATACAATAAGATATTTAAACCTAAAAAGTTTGATAATTTTACTATAATACCTAGCTATATTTTTAGAGACAAAGGTATTTCTGTTGGTGCTACTGGTCTTTATACTTATTTATTTTCACATACTGCCGACCAAGAAATTACTATTGAATTTATATGCGGCCATTTTAAAGAGGGTAAAGATGCTGTTAGAGCTAAGATTAAAGAGCTAATTGAATGTGGTTATTTAGAGCGTAAAAGAATAACCGATAAAGGTAAATTTAAAGGTTTTAATTATATATTAAAAGCAAACCATAAAGGGAAAAAACCGAAATCGACAAAACCGATGTCGGAAAATCCGCCACAAAGTAATATTAATAATATATATACTAATAAAAGTAATATTAACCAAGATTCACAAATTGTAAATTCCTATGTACATTTTGTTGATTTATTTGACAAAAGGTATCAACCAAAAAGTGATACACAAAAAAATAAATGGATGCAAGTTTTAGATAGATGTGTAAGAATTGATAAATACGATTTAAAAGATATTTATTTAGCTGTTAAATATCATAGAAACGATGACTTTTGGAAGGACCATTTTTTAACATTACTTAAATTAAGAAATAATGATAAAAATGGAATTATGTTTATTCATCGGTTTATGGAAAATTATAAAAAACAAAATAAACCTAAATGCTATTATAAAGTTAAAGGGATAAAAGAATACGTTAACTATGTTGATGTTGATGGGAAAAATAAACTAGGAGCAATAACAAAAACTAATAAACTTAATGAATTTAATTTAAGTCAAATATTAGACAGAAATGAAATTAATGAATTGTTAAATTATTTAAAATAATGAGTAAGCTAATTAGGAACAGTAATCAAGTAAAACAAGCTATTGATTTTAGTGGTATTGGTGATGATAAAATACATCCAACAGATATTGATGCTGTTTTAGAATTTGACAATAAAGCATTAATATTATTTGAGGCAAAAAAAGTTGGTAACAATTTACCTACTGGTCAAAGATTATTACTTGAAAGGTTAGTTGATAGTTGGCATACAGAAAAATCAATTGCTGTAATTGTAAAACATGATTTTAAAGATGATACAATTGATATACCCCTAGTTGAATGTTGGGTAACTAATTATTATTATGATAGTAAATGGTATAAATGCAAAAAACCATTAAAACCATATCTGCAAAATATCTTGGATAAATGGAATATTAAAAAATTATCATTATAATATAAAAGTTTTTTTTTATATTTAAAAAAATTTATTATTTATGAATCACTACAATGAGCTTATTGACTTAGGCATTATACTTAAACGCTCTACTGGCTCGGTCAAAACTAAATGTCCAAAATGCTCACATACTAGAAAAAACAAAAAAGATGATTGTTTATCTGTTGATATAAATGAGGGTTTATATAATTGTCATAATTGCGGTTGGGGTGGTAATGTAAAATTTAAACAAAAGGTTGAATATGTTTTACCACCAAAAGTAAATTGTAATTTAAATGACAAAGTAATTAAATGGTTTAATACTAGAGGCATTACAGAACCAACATTAATACATTGGAAAATAGGTGAATCATTAGAATATATGCCTCAAGTTCAAGCCAAAAGGCGATGTATAAATTTTAATTATTATAGGTCAAATGAGGTTATTAATGTTAAATATAGGGATGGTCAAAAGAATTTTAAATTAGTTTCTGGTGCTGAATTAATATTTTATGGTATTGATAATTTAAATGATTCTAAAAGATGCTATATAGTTGAGGGTGAAATGGATGCCTTAAGTTTACATGAATCTGGTTTATATAGTGTTTGTTCAGTACCTAATGGAGCCAGTAAAGGTTCACAAAAATTGGAATATTTAGACAATTGTTGGGAATATTTTAAAGATAAAAAAGAAATAATACTTTGTACCGATAATGATGATGCTGGTTTACAATTAAGAAATGAACTGGCTAGGCGGTTTGGAAACTATCGTTGTAAGTATGTTGAGTTTGGTAATTTTAAAGATGCTAATGAAGTTTTAATTAGTAAAGGTGCGGAAACCTTAAGAAATATAATTAAAGAAGCTAAAAACTTTCCATTAGAGGGTGTTTTAAATATTGATAATATTTGGAATGATGTTTTAAATTTTAATGATAATGGCATTACTAATTATAGTATTGGATTGCCAGGGTCAGATGATTATTTTAAAATGGCATTTGGTGAATGGTCAGTTGTAAGCGGTATTCCTAATAGTGGTAAATCTGATATATTGGACCAAATACTATGCAACTTAGCTACAAAACATGATTTTAGATGTGCCATGTTTTCGCCAGAGAGTTTTCCATACGAGGGCCATATTAAAAGAATAGCAAATAAATTAAATAATAAAAATTGTAATGCTGATGATTTAAATAATACTAAGGATTTTATTATGGACCATTTTTTTTGGATTAAGATTGATTTAGAAAACTTAACCCTTAAAGGCATTTTAAATGCATTTAGAGAGCTTGTATTTCAAAAGGGTATTAATGTATGTGTTATTGACCCTTATAATATGTTAGACCATTCCGCACAAAGAGATTTTAGTTACATAGGAAAAATATTAAGTCAAATAACACAATTCTGTCAGCAAACTAATACTCATTTATTTTTAGTGGCACATCCAAGAAAAATTGAAAGTGAGGGTGGTGTATATAAAAAACCAACTCTTTATGATATTTCTGGTTCTGCTGATTTTTTTAATAAGGCATATAATGGTTTAATTGCATATAGATGCATAGGCCAAAAAACTAAATATAAAAGTGATGTTGTTAGAATCCATGTTGAGAAAGTAAAGCGTAAAGAAAATGGCCAACTAGGTGATTTTGAAATTGCACCAGATTTTGATAATGGCGGCATATATAAACCAATTTACAATACTGATAAAAAATTAGAAATAATAAAAGATAATGTACCATTTTAAATAAAAATTATGAATCAAAAAGAATATCAAGAAACTAGAGAATATATCTTAAATAAAGCTCAGGATATAATGGATGCTAAGCAACCAGAATACACAAACAAAAGTATTGATGTATTAAACAATTTTAAAACAACTGCTGAAAGTATAGGTATAAAACCTATGGAAGTTTGGGCGGTGTTTTTTAATAAACATATACAAGCTATATTAACTCATGCTGGTAATCCAAATATGATACAAGCCGAGCCAATTGATAGTCGTTATGCTGATGCAATAAACTATTTGTTTTTAGGTTTTTCATTACTTGTTGATGAACAAAATAAAAAAGATATAATATCTGGCACAGAATGAACAAGTATTTGAAAGCTCAAAGCTGGTGTTTAGATAATAATATTAAAATCTACATAGTACCTATAAAGCATAAAAAAGAATGTCATATTGAAATAAGCGACAATGGTTTATTTATTAAATCACCAGATACTTATAAAAATCAATCAATAGCCAGTAGTAAAATATGGGATTTATACTTGTATTTATATGAAAAAAAGCAAAATAATTAAAATAAATTGAAAAAATATTTTGTTATTTAAAATATATTTGTAATTTAGCTGTATTAAACAAACAAATTAATATAAATTAAAAATTACAATTATGAATGAATTAAAATTAAACAAAATTGAAAATTTGGGAAGCGGTGTTAAAATAGCAAATTTAAATTTAAAATTATCAGTTGTATCATCTTATTACGATTCAATAAATTTTGAATTAAGAGCTACTGGTATAGCTGTTAGAGTTATGAGTGACCATACAGTTGGTGAGTTACAAATATTATTAAACTGGTTAAGCGAGGACAGTAAAGATGATGATAATTTAAGAACAAATCAATCTGAGGTTATTTTATTTGCAAAAAAAATGATAAAAGCAAATGAATCATTAAAAGAAATAAAAGAACTATAAAAACCTAATATGAATTATAAGGGAGTTTAAAAGCTCCCTTTTTTTTTGCATAAATATTGAAATAATTAAAATAAATTAAAAAAATTCTTTGTAATTAAAAAAATATTTGTATATTAGCTATGTAATTACAACGAAGTGGTTACATAAACAAAACAAAAAAATGAATACAATTATTAAAAAATTTACAAAATTTACAGAATTAGAAAAACAAGTTATTAGAGCATGGTGTAATCAAATTAAGTTTTCAGATGAAACCTTTGAAAAAGATATGCATAGTGCAATTTCTTATTGGGTAATTGAAGCAGAAGAAATATCTAAAGTTACACAAATACCAACAAAAAAATTAAGAGGTGTTTTAAGTAGTTTAGTAAAAAAGAATGTTTTTTATGAAGATGAAATTGAAGGCGACACATGGACATCACCAAATAAAATAGCATTTTATGCTGGTAATTATTTTTGGGCAGATTATGCAGTAGCCAACCAAATAGATGATTGTAACATGGCCAAAGTTTATGATGCAATAAAATAAAACCTAATATAAAAAGCCAGGTTAATTCTATTGGCATTAGGTAATCAAAGGGGGTTTTACAACTCCCTTTTTTTTATGTATTTTTGTTAAATGGCAATTAGACAAGTTTCGACACATAAAAAAAGATTAATGCTTAAAGCATTGGAAAAAAGTTTATCAGTTGTTACAACAGCTGTAAAACAAGTTGGCATTGATAGACAAACACATTACAACTGGTTAAAGAAGGACCCAGAGTATGCCGCCAAAGTAAAAGACATTGAGAATGTCACATTAGATTTTGCGGAAAGCCAATTACATGAACAGATACGAGAGGGCAATGTAACAGCAACTATATTTCTATTAAAAACAAAAGGGAAAAAAAGAGGGTATATCGAGAGACAAGAAATACAGCACGATAGCACTATTGAAAGCAAACTAATTGAATGGACACCAGCCAAAGACAAAAAGTAACTGAGTATTGCAATAAACAATTTTACCAGGCGGTTAACTCAGATAAAAGATTAAACATATTTCAAGGCGGTACTAGAAGCGGTAAATCTTGGTCACTAATGCAATACTGTTTATACTTAATGACTACTCATAAAGAGCCACTAACAATATCAATAGTTCGTAAAACATTACCAGCTCTTAAAAGGTCAGTATTAAGGGATTTTTTACATATATCCAAACAGCTGGGTATCTACTGGCATGGAGTGCATAATAAAACAGAAAACACTTTTGAATACAATGGCCATACATTAGAAATGTTTAGTGCGGATGATGCACAAAAAATTAGGGGGTCAGCTAGGGATATATTATGGATTAATGAGGGTAATGAATTATTTTTTGAGGATTACCAGCAATTGGTAATGCGGACCAGAAAAAACATTTATATTGATTTTAACCCATCAGACCCAGTACACTATTTATATGATTTAGCTGAGCGTGATGATGCGGCATTATTTATAAGCACATATAAGGATAATAAGTTTTTACCAAAAGAGTTAGTTGATGAAATTGAAAGGATTAAAGAGCGTGACCCAGATTACTGGCGTGTATATGGTGAGGGCCAAAGAGCTGAGTTTAGTGAAAAACAAATATTTAAGAATTGGAATTATATTCCTTATAAAGATTTTCCACAATTAGATGATGAGGTGCTGGGATGTGATTTTGGATTTAGCCAAGACAATTTAGCTATTGTAAAAGTTGGTAAACATAAAAATAATTTATACATACATGAGCTTATTTATAAAAAGGGAATGACTAACAGAGACATTGCAAACTTTATTATGGATAGTAAATTAGATGATATGCTAATGTATTGTGATAGTGCCGAACCAAAATCAATTGAGGAATTAAGACAAATGAGTGTATTGGCCAAAGGTGCTGTAAAAGGTCAAGGTTCAATTAATGCTGGTATTAGCTTATTAAAAGAATTTGATATATATGTTAGTGAGGAATCAGTTAATATATTAAAAGAGCAAATGAGTTACATATATGATGAGTTAAAAGATGGCACAATAATCAATAAACCAAAAGCAAATCAACAAGACCATTTGCTAGATAGTATTAGATATTGTGTTTATTCAAGGTGGCGGAATCGCAACGATTTCTTTGTTGTATAAAAAAGAATTTATTATTTTGTATTTTTACATAAAATTTTATATTAATGGCAACATTCTTTGATAGGTTAAGGTCTATAATAACCAGTAAATCCCAAAATACAAGTGAACAATATAACCGAGCAATTTATAATTGGCTCGGCAATACTATTGTTTGGAATAGTGAAAATGATGAAACCTATATAAATGATGGTTACAGAAAAAATGCAACTATTTATTCAATTGTAAATATTATTACTAAGGCGGCATCTACAATACCCTATCACATTTATCGTAAGGTAAATGACAATAGCTATAAAAGATATAAGGCAATGAGTAGTGGTATTGCTGACCCTAATGTTATGCTTAAATCTAATATGTTAAAAAAACACGCTCTTGTTGAGCTTGAGCATACTGATTTACATAAACTATTAGAGCGACCAAATCCAGCTCAATCCTATGCAACATGGATTACAGAAATGATAGCATTTGGTAAATTAACTGGTAACCGATACATCTATGGTATTGGCCCAGAAACTGGTGATAATATTAATAAATATACTGAGCTTTACATTATGCCCAGCCAGATTATGGAAATAAATTCTGGGGGTATAATGAAGCCAGTTGAATCATATACTATTGAGTATAATGGTACATACCATATACCAGCTGACCAAATGTGCCATATAAAAGATTTTAACCCTTTTTATGATGGTACTGGTTCACATCTTTATGGTCAATCACCTCTAAAAGCTGGTTTACGTTCAATGACTACTAACAATGAGGCGACAGAAAGCGGAGTTAAATTTTTACAAAACCAGACAGCTAGGGGTTTATTAATGAGTGATGAGGGTGATTTAAATGAGGTACAAGCTCAACAATTAAAAGATAAATTTAGGAAGGAGCATCAAGGTAGTAAAAAAGCTGGTGATATTATTATAACTCCAAAAAAATTATCATGGGTTAACTTTGGTTTAAATGCTAGTGATATGAGTTTAATTGAGCAATATAATGCATCAATAAAAGATTTATGTAACATCTACAATGTGCCAGTACAATTATTAAATAATACTGAAAGCTCAACATATAACAATATGAAAGAAGCTAAAAAGGCATTATATCAAAATTGTGTTATTCCTGAGTTAATGAAAATACAAGATGAGTTAAATAGGTGGTTAGCTCCAATGTATGGTGATGATATTTGTATTGAATATGACTTTAGTGTTAT